TTTGATAATACATTTCCTGAATCAACTGAACCAGAAATTACAGCTCCACTACCACTTGCTCTTGCAGGTTGTACTGCGTCTGTTAATAATGTAGCAGCTGATGCAGATAAGATAGCTTCAAATCCACCAAACTCACCATTTACAGATGAATCACCACTCCATATATCTTGTTCTGTTTTTTCAGCAACTTTTCCACCTACATAAGATACTAAGAAATCGTTAAAATCTCTTGGTATTTCATCAAATGCAGAATATCCAAGTTGTAATGCATTCCAAGAATCAACAAATTCTTGCTTACATAATGATAAGTTTACTTGTAGCTCTTTTGGCTCAAGTATTTGTTCAGAAATTGTAGTTGAACCTGATGTAACAAAGTCACATGAAGCATCTTGTACAATACCTGAAGTGTCTACTACCTGAATTACCTCTTTGAATTTTACATTTGGCTTAATAGTTACCAATTGATTATCAAGAGTTCTTGCAGAAAGTAGAGCTGCAGCAATATATCCTGATGCTGCTTCACCTGCATAAGTCGATGTTATACTAGGTTGTCCTGAAGTAAATTTTTCTAATTTTCTCATTTTTTCTCTCTTTTTGTTTTTTGTTAGGGATTACCTATACATTTTTGAAAGTACAGAATTTCTATAATTCCCTACTTTAAAGTTATTGTTTTTCTTTTTAGAGAAGAATGCAGGTTTTTCAGTAGGTGCTCCATCTAATTTTTTACTTTCTAGCTCCTCTTCTTTCTTTTCTTCTTCTTCTAATTTTTCTTCTTCTTTTTTGATTTCCTCGAAATACTTAACAAGTTCTTCGATTCTTTCTTTCATCTCTTCAATCTTCTCATCTTGTTCAGCTAATTTAGTAGTTAAGTTTACAATCTCTGCATCCTTATCAACCACCTCCTCATCTACTTGAACGCCAGGTTCTGATTCAAGAGTTACTTGTTCGTTAACAGGTGTATCAATTTTACCACTCTCTGGTAAAGCTTCTACTTCTTCTGTTGAAACATCAGCCATTTCTTCTTCTTTTTTCTCCTCTTCGGCTTCAATCTCAACATTTTCTCTTTCTTTGATGATACCATCTTCAGTAAAGATTTTAATTCTGTTAACATTTCCACTTTCGTCTTTTAATTCAAGTAAATGTTCTCCATTAGGAGCTGGTGATTTAGTTCCATCTTCCGATATTACTTCCACCTTTTCACCTACATCAAAAGTTGGAGATTCAACAAGAGTTCCATCAGCTAATCGTGCTACTGTAAGTTTATCTTCTTTATTATCTTTTTCTAAAGATAAAAGAGTCATAATCTTACCTAATACTGTGTTTGAATTCATAGTTTTCTCTCTTTTTTGTTTGGGTTATATAAATTTATATATCTATATAACAAGTTAATTATTATTTATAGTAATTTTAGTTTAAATTTTATACAAATGATACTTCTTTCCAAATAGTTCCGTTGTGGAAATATAAGTTAGAACCACTTGCTGCCATCTCACCAACTGCTCCTGTTGGTAATGGATCCTGTGGTGATAGAGTAAGTGTAGTGTTTACAGATACTTTATCAAAAGTTGCAGTATAACCAGTCTCTTGGTCTACCTGTCTAACAGTTAAATTTCCTCTAATAATAGAAGAATTATTCATGTTAAGGTTAGTATTAACTTCTATCCAACCATTAGAATTAGCAATACCTAAAATCTGTCCTGCAGTATGATGATTAATAACCCAAGCGTCTGGTACAAACTCTGAACCAGTATCAATATACATTTGTACAAATTCAGTAGAACCACTCTTAAATCCTAATCTGTTATTTGGATATGTGTTTTCTTCTATGACAATAGAACCACTTACACCAAGTGAGCCAGTAATTTGTGCATCACCTGTAAATGGGAATGCACTACCACCACCACCTGAGCCAGTATCTATTGTGTTTGTATATGTACTACCATCACCTTTTGTAAAAGTAATAACATTATTAGTAGCACTTGAAGTTACTAATAAAGAACCTGTATCTATACTTCCTCCAAATGAACCAGTAGATACTGTTGTTGTTGTTCCTGTTCCATCACCTACCCACGCATAACCTTCTTGTAAAGAAGCAGTTAATGTTCCACCTATAAATTGATTTGCTTGTATATCAAGCGAAGATGAAATACTTGCTGATGCAGTTAAAGAACCTGTAATCTCTATACCACTTGCGAATTTAGATAATTGTGGAAAGTGTGAATAAGGTGAAGTAGCACTTGACCAGAAATGTCTTGTAGTACCTGGTCCTACGATTTCTAATATAGGTTGTGAACCATCTAAACCTGAAAATGTAGTTACTGCAAATGATGAATTAGCAGTACTTCCTGCATCAGCTATTTGGAAACCAGCATATATACTACCTAAACTACTATCTCCATTTGCTTTGAATATTGGAAATTGTGAATTAATTGTATGACCTCCTTGAGATGATATAGTTCCAGCTGATTCAATATTACCACTTGATTGTGATATATTGTTTTGGAAATCTTGTGTGCCTGTAAATGTATTTGAGCCAGTTGTTGCATAAGAACCTGTAACTGAAATCAAATTATCTACTTCTGATTGTATAGAAGAACTAAATGTGTTTAGTGAATCATTACCATTACTTGCAGTAAAAGAATTGTAAAAACCATTTATGGTTTCTTGTGATGCAGTAAATGAATTCAATGATGTTAAATCAGCTTGTGCATCCCAACTTGCAGTTGATACTGCTTGTGGAACTCCATCTGAATCTCCTACCCATGCATATCCTTGTGTGATGTTTGGTAAATCATTACTTCTACCACTACCCATTACTATAATCTCTCCATCTGTTGCATCTACTTTACCACATATACCAATGTTCTGTATTAAATCAGAACCAGTTGGTTTAGTAGAAGTTAATACTCCTGCTCCATTTACATATACTGATGCTCCTGCAACTAATCCATCTGTTGATGTATCTAATCCTTTTACTTTACCACTTATTATTACAACACCACTTGCGTTGTTTGATATAGCATCTCTTGTTATACCAATAGCAGGCATATCTCCACTAACAGAAGAGTCTGCTAATTTTATTTCTACATTCTCTCCAGTCACACCTGTTGCGTGAACTGCTAATCCTTTTCCTATATCTGCACCTGATGTATTTTTTACATTAAGAATTACATCATCTGTTTCATCTGCAAACTCTGCGTGTGATGATGATATTGAAGATGATACATTGTTTACTGTTATATCAAATGTGCTTCCATCTCCTTTTGTAAATGTTATATCTGCATCTGATATAGAAGCAGTTTTTATTAGTGAGCCAGTTTCAACTGTTGCATCAGGTATGTTTACATCAAATGTAGAACTATCACCTTTTGTAAAAGTCATATTTCTAGTTCCATTATCAAAAGATGCAGTTTCTAATAAAGAACCAGTATCTACACTTGAACCTGGTATGTTTACATCAAATGTACTTGCATCTGCTTTTGTAAATGTTAAATCTCTTGTACCATTATCAAATGATGCAGTTTCTAACAATGACCCACTATCTTCATTTGAGACCAGAGAATCAATAATGTTCTCATTAAAAGTTCTTAACAATTCAGGTGTAATAAACTGAGAATTGTTATTAGGAAAACTTGCGTTGTTTTCAATTCTTAATTGTGATTTATTTTTACTACTCATTTTTTATCTCGTTATTTGTATGTCAAAGCCATTAGAGAACCCACTTGAGAATGCACCTAAATCTGTAATCACAGATTCTGTCTTTCCTATGCCTTGATTTATAAGGTATCCATCACAACATTCTGTTGAGTATGTATTACTATGTAAACACAAGCAACCTCTCCTACTATTTTTTGGTGAAGATTTACCCACAGTAGGCCCGATATAAATTCCTGTCTCTCTTCTTTTTCTTAAACTTCTAGAATATGACATAAAGTTTTTTATACTATAACAAAAGAAACTTAAATTATATTGGAAAACTACCTTTTATACTTGTTCATAGTTGCTCTATGTATAGCTTGTTCCATTGTATTCTTATCTGATAGATAACATAAATACAACAAACACTCTTCTAAAGGACGTGATGTTATTTGTGAGAATTTTGTGATGTCTCCATTTGCGAGGATTGCAATTGATTGATAACCTCTCCACTTTTTCGCAAAATTGATTTGATGTGTTGCCCCTGGTCCTTGTCCATCAATACCTCCTCCATCAAAGATTTCCGGATATCGTTCAATAAGTCCAGATAGATACGATTGAAGAAAAAAAAACAACCAAAATGAAAATCCATATTCACATCTAACCATTTATCTGCTTTCAATACTTTATCTGAATCGTAGGGTTGTATTTCATATAGTGCACCTTGTTTCTTTGTTACAGGTCTGTATAATATAGAAAGTATGTTAGACCAGTTCTTATCTATTTGTAGTTCTTCGTATTTGCTAATATCTAAATAAGCACCATAAGACATCTCTGATAAGTTAGGTTCAAACCCATATTCAACACCATCAATTGTAATAAACTTTTGCAATTCGTAATCTTTCTTATTTAAGAGTTTATACAAATCTTCTTTTATTTTTGATACTGTATCACTATCTAACTTTCTTGCAATCTCTGGCGTTATGCTAGTCAGGTTATACAAGAGGAATGCATCTTGTGCTTGTTCATCATCTTTGTAATTCTCTAAATCTTCGTATATCCTTAGATATTTCTTAAGAGATACTGCACTATAATCAGTTGGGATTGTAAGTTTTATTTCTTTTTTCATTTATATATCTTTTCTATTCTACCGTTTCGTTCTACTGTCTCAAATGAGGATACATCGATGATATTATCACTATCAAGTTTTAGATTTTTAATTTCTATGTTTTTATGTCCAATCATAGATTTTAACTTTGTTATATCTGCTCTTTGTAATTGCAATTGAGAATCTCTTAATTTTATCTCTGCTTGTAAATCTTCTACTACTCTTTTTTGTTTCATATACGCTTGTGCGATTGTATCTAAATCTTTGTATATTTCTTCTTTACTCTTACCTTGGTAATCGTGTGGTATTATTACTGCCATATCTTTTATTTATCTATATGAATTTCCTTTTTCTGCACCGTCATATCCCATATCGTGTAATAATTCTTCGAGTTCTAAACAATCTTCTCTACTCTTTGATTTATACAATATTCTGTAATTAGTACAATCTCTTTTATCTCTACTTTTATGTACTGCAAATCTGTGATAGATGTTATCAGTTGTTCCCACATAATCATAATCTTCTAACAAATACACTCTACTATATCCATCTTTTTTATTTGCATTCCACTTTTTCATGTAATCTAAATAATAATCTCTGTTTCTTGCTCTATCTTCTTTGTTTATTATTTTCTTACATTCTTTACATGCTTTTCTTCTACCATCTTTACTTGAAGAACTTCTATGAAACTCTTCATATAATTTTGTTTGTTTGCATCTATAACATTTTTTCATACTGCTAATATACGAAAAATATTTCTAATTTCCAAATGAAATAGTATATTTTCCGCGATTTTGTTGTTTTATACTTAACCTGCTCATTGCAAGGTATCTTAGCGCGTCAATAAGGTGATTATTAAAATCTTGTGGTTTATCTGTCACGTGTCCATTCTTGTCCGTAATATATTCATATCCATATAACTCATCTATCAAATGTGTTGATTTTCTTTCTACACATATACCAAAGTTTTGTAATACTGATAAACCAAATCTAATACTATCTGGTCCTTTACGCACTGGCTTGATGTTAAAACCACTTCTATAAATTTCTTCTATTAAACGCGGCTCTGCACTATCTGCCCATATCTCTGTTGATTTACCAATGTTTAATGCTTTTAATTTACTTATTATTTCTTGTGTTGTTAATCCTCTATCATACATTAACTCTCTAACATATAACATATCGTGATGACGATGAACTGCAACTAGTGCAGTTGGGTCTTGGGAATAACCGAAGTCAAGACCAAACCCTACTAACTCGTGTATTGGTATATCATCTACTATTTGAAAGTTTTGGAATACTGCTTTCTCATTTACAGTATATTCACCTAAACCATATATCTGATAATACTTTGGGTTCTTTTTCTTTAATCCTTCTATTTCTTTTACCATTGCTTGTGGTAAATAAGGATTATCTTTGTAGGTTGTCTTAAATATTTCTACCTCATCCATATTACGCAGGAAGTGATATGGAGATACTGTTGGGTTATACGCTAATATAATCTCACCACTTGTTCTAATACTTAACTGAAAGTATGCTTCTTCGTGTTGTTCCGATGCTTCATCGATAAACAAAATATCCGATTTAACACCTCTTAATTTCTCTGCATCATCTGTATTAAGGAAACTTACTAAAGCTCCATTAGGGAACGAATAAACCCTATCAGAGATGTTGTATGCATCACTATTCCATATACCTAAATCCAACATTATCTCTTTAAAATCTTTTATGACACTTCTTTTAAGAGAAGGAACTGTTCTTCTTACTACTGTAATGTTTACCTCTTCTTGTAATGCTTTTACTATAAGGTATTGTAGAATTGCATATGTCTTACCACTACGAGTTCCACCAACATGATGTGTAATTCTTTTCTTTGCACCTAATAGGTTATCAAATGTAATTGTTGTATTAACTGTTAGATTCTTCACTACCTGATTTATTTATGTTAATCGTGATTTGATGTATTCTCTGGTCTATCTCTGCTCTCATCTCTACTGCTCTTTGTTTAGGAACAATATATTCTAATAATCTTAAATAAAGTTTTGCAGCTTCTATTGGGTCTTTTTCTCGTATCTTATCTAAATCTTCTTGTATATTGTTTAACCCTCTATTTGCAACTCTTGCAATTGTTAGTTTAGCTTGTTCAGTAGAACGATTTATAGAACCTCTTGGTCTACCTTTACCTAATTTATTTCCTGGCTTGAATGGCATCTTGTGTTTTGTTATGTTATTTTAACTATAACAATTATATATAACTATATATCAAAGAACTGTCTGTAATTGTGCTTTCCTTTCTCGTGTTCTATTCTTGTCTTTGCTATCTCCATATACTCATCTTCTCTTTCTATACCGATAAAATTCATTCCTTCTCTTACCGATGCTTTACCTGTTGAACCACTACCCATAAATGGGTCAAGGACTGTTCCACCTTTTGGTGTTACTAATCTTACCAAGTATGTCATCAAATCAGTTGGTTTTACAGTTGGGTGTGAGTTGTGTTGTGGTTGAACTCCTTTTTCAGTAAATGAACCCATACCTTTATCAGTTCTCGTATCTGGTCTTTTTATTGGTAAATGTTCTATTCCTTCATTCCTATCTTTCTTTTGTGCTTTTGGACAATAGAAGAAACGAGAGGCACCACCTGTATCACCATAGGTATTGTGGTCTCCATATATTGCTTCTGGTGGAGTATAAGTGTTGGTGTGTTCTGTTTTCTTATTATTGTGTGCTCCTCTTTTACTACTCTTTGTAGTTCCACTCTGTTCATCAAGTATCTTACCGGCTTCTTCATCAAAGATTATATTGGCTGGAAATCTGCCTTGTGTATTCCAACCTTCTTTCTTTTCAGTTGTTTTAGCTTCACCAAATGGTTCTGCTTTACTTTCCCATTCATAACCTTTACCAATTCTTGGGTCATCATTATCATTATATCCTATCCTACTCTCATTTATGTTTATACCACCTGTCCCCCACTCTAATACATTCTGTGCAACTGTTCCCTTAAAAGGTTTTCTTGCCATTACTATTGGTTCGTGTGCAGGTTTAAGTGCAGTTCCCCATCCTTCGTATGGTGTAAATCCTCTATCAAGTTTATTTACTTCATCAAATGATTTATTGTAATCACCATAATGATTTCTCATTGTAGTTCCCTTAAAAGAGTTTAGACCTTTTGTTCCTATTACCTCTCTTTCATTACCAAGTAGTTTATCTACACTCTTACCGATGTTATGTGATTTAGGAAACCCACTTCCATATATCCACATTATCTGGTCTCGTATCTCAAACCCAGCATCTTCTACTGCTACACCCATTCTATGATATGTTCTACTATGTGAGAATGCAAGTAGATGACCTCCTGGTTTTAGAACTCTATAAC